GATACTGTAGTCAATAAGAGATTTGTGATTGGAATTGACCGTGCCAAGATGCGTCTCTATGATTGCGAACAGTCAGCACAAGATAATATACTTGACTCTGGACAAGAAGAAGAGTATAATAACGAGGACAGACCAAAGAAATCATTTGAGGGATTTAAGTTTTCATGAGTAAATTTGATTTGTTTAAATTTCGCAATTATAAAGAAAAAACAATTAGTTTTGAAGTTGACGTATTAGACGAAATTACAGATGGTGGTTTGCATGATAGATCCGTAAACTATCTTTTTTCAAGTACTGGTGCTGGAAAGACTTTGTTCCTGTGTCATGTTGCAGCTTCTGCTATGAGACAGAATAAAAATGTTCTTTTCATTACTGATGAATTACCTCAAGAGAAAATTTATGAAAGGATTCAAGCAAATCTTTTAAATGATACTATTTTAAATTTATATGATAAAGAAACATCTTTTTACGATAGTTTAAATCTACAATCTCTAAACACTCTTGGCAATCTTAGAGTTATTGACGACTATTATAATTACTCATCTTTTGTAGAATTTAGGAGTCAATGTGAACATAATATAAAAAATATCTTCTTTAAACCTGATATTATCCTTATTGATGTGTTTAGTAATTCTAATGATTTAGAAAGTGATTATATGTATCATAAAACTTGTATAGATTATAAAATACCTATTTTAGTTTCTGCAGTGACACCGAGGAAAAATCCAGTAGGGCCGATCATAAGAAAGATGAGTCTTGAGTCTTGTGCGTTAATGAGCTTTGGTATTGAAATTACAGATAGATCTATATCTTCTTATACAATAACACAAGTAAAAAATAGATATACCTCAGTAGATAAAAATCGAAGATTTACAATCGGCGTTGACTATGATAAAATGAAACTATACAATGCAGAACAATCTAAATTAGAATTATGAGTAAAGTAAACACTGATGCCTATCTTGAGTTTGTGAATGCCGTCACATCTCAACCCAGTAAAGATGCCGATGCCTTTGAGTATCGTATCCAAGAACTTCGTGGAGAAGGATTTGAAACACATCGTCTTCTTACTGCTGCTGTAGGAATGTCTGCTGAGGCAGGTGAGTTTACAGAAGTTGTGAAGAAGATTATCTTCCAGGGAAAACCAGTCACTGAAGAGAATCTGTTTCATATGAAGCGTGAACTTGGTGATATTATGTGGTATGTGGCACAGGCATGTATGGGACTCGACACTGACTTCGATGAAATTCTTTCAATGAATGTTGAGAAACTCAGTGCTCGTTATCCCGAAGGAACTTTTGATGTTCATTATTCTGAAAACCGTGTAGAAGGAGACGTATGATTACTCTTGAATTGAACTTACAACAAGCCGCAGTAGTTCGTCAGGCTCTGTTTGTAGAACAGAAGGGTTACACCCTTGACCCTACTTGTACCCCACCCCGTATTGTTGATATCCGTGAAATCATCAATACACTTGACAAAAAGATTGATGATATACTAGAATATGATACTAGTGGAAAGTGATTTATGACATACGACTTTTCTTTTGCTCATTCTCCTGAAGGATTTGATAAGCATATCAACGATAGTATTCGTGGTTATTCAAACCTCCTAGAAGATACTGTATCGTTCTCTCGATATTTTGTGGAGGACCATACGAAAGTTGTTGACGTAGGGTGTTCAACTGGTAAACTTACCAAGATGATTATTGCGAATAATCCTAATCGTGAGTATGCACACTATGTGGGTGTAGAACTTGCTGGTAGTTTCTATGATGAGCTTGAGGAACGTCACACTGAAATTCGTAAAGAATATCCTGGTGCATTGTTAGAGTGGGTTCGTGGTAATGTTACTAACTATGAGTTCAAGAACTGTTCTCTAGTAACATCACTGTTTACTCTACAGTTTATGCCCAAGACCACTAGACAAGATACGATCAATAAGATCTATAATGGTCTCAATGAAGGTGGTGCATTTATCTTTGCTGAGAAGTTGATGTGTGAGAATGCATTCTTCCAAGAACTTCTTACCTTTAATCATTATGATTACAAGAGAAAGACCTTCAGTGCAGAACAAATCATGGATAAGGAAAAACAACTTCGTGATATGTTAAAACCCAATACATGGTCTGAACTAAGAGATATGGTGATGACTGCAGGGTTCAAAGACTGTCAGATCTTCTGGAGAAACCATCAGTTTGTTGGAGTAATTGCAATTAAGTAATGTGTGGTATTATTGGTGGATTTGATATTCCACAAATCGAAAAAGGTTTAAACTCTATTATTCATAGGGGACCAGATAACCAACAGATTGTCCAAATGGAGAACATCTATTTTGGACATGTTCGTCTGTCTATCATCGATACAAGTAGTCAATCAAATCAACCATTCAAGTATGGTAATACTACTATGGTATTCAATGGTACTATTTGGAACTATCGTGAGTTAAGAAATGAGTTGAATATTGAAACAAAAACTTCAGGTGACACTGAGGTTCTTTGTGCTATATTGGATATGTATGGTATTGATGGATTGAAGAAAGTCCAAGGAATGTTTACTATTGCATTCACTCAAGGAGACGGTTCTATCACCATAGTAAGAGACCGACATGGGGAAGTTCCACTTCATTACTCATTGTTGAGTGGTCTATTTCCATCATTCAGTTTCTGTTCAGAGATCAAGGGTCTTCTTGCCCTGGGTGAGAATGGACAAACAATTAAAATGTTAGAACCTGGTTCTTACATCAAGGTTACTTCTGATTATGGTGTTGAAGAAGGGTATTGGTATAGTATTAGAGACCACATTACAGATACATCTACCTGGAATTTTGATGAGTCTAAATCAATAGTTCATAGAGACATTACAATGGGTTCTCTTGAGAGAACTGTTGCTGATGTTCCTGTTGCATGTCTTCTCTCTGGTGGTATTGACTCTGCAATTACTACTTTGGTTGCATCAAAACATATTCCAAATCTAGTAACTTATACTGCGGTTCATGATGAGAAGTCGAAAGATTTAATGTCTGCCAGAAAAGTTGCTAAATATTTGGGAGTTGAACTGAGAGAGGTCAAAGTAAAACCCCCTACTGTCGATGATATCAAAGATGTAATCAACACAATCGAGATGCCATACAAGGCTCAGGTAGAAATTGGTTACCCTTGTGTTCAACTAGCACAACGTATCCATGAAGATGGGTTCAAAGTGATTATGTCAGGTGAGGGTAGTGATGAACTCTGGGCATCCTATGGTATGAGTTATCACGGTATCAAAGACAAGGGTTGGACTGACTATCGTATTGGTTTATTCGGATCACAACATCGTAAAAATTTTACAAGATGTAATAAGATTTTTATGAAGTATGGTATTGAGTGTCGATTACCTTTCCTAAACACTCAATTAGTTGAGACTGCACTTGGTCTAAGTCAAGATATTGTCTGGGATGGTAAGTCAAGACCTAAAGCAATCCTTCAGGAAGCATTCAGAGATCAACTACCTGATGATATTATTGATAGGAAGAAGGTTGCATTTCAAGATGGGATGGGTATCAAGTCTTTATATGAAGATGTTGTTGACACCCCAAAAACATATTACACTACACAGTATAAGAATACATTCGCATGAAACTACCATATAAGTTACAAGATGTTTACGACGGTGAAGCTCAAGAAAAGTTTACAGTTATTTCTACCTTTGCAGGTGGTGGTGGATCATCTACCGGTTATCGTCTTGCGGGTGGTAAAATTTTGTGTATTAATGAGTTTGTAGAAGAAGCACGAAAGACTTACTCTGCAAACTATCCATCAACTCATATTGTTCCTGATGATATCAAACAGTTGGTGGGTGGGGACTTCCTCAAGATCACTGGTCTGAAACCCGGTGAACTGGATATCCTAGACGGTTCACCACCCTGTTCAGCATTCTCTGTGGCAGGGTCTATGTGTCGTGGTGAAGGTGCTAAACACTCTGATGGTTGGGGTAAGACGAAGAACTACTCAGACGGTAAGAAGGTTGAGAACATTGAAGACCTGTTCTTTGAGTTCATTCGTGTTGCCAAAGGTATTCAACCTAAAGTTATTGTTGCTGAGAATGTCAAGGGGTTGACAATTGGTGAGGCTAAGACTTATTATGCCAAGATTACTAATGCATTTGAGGAGATTGGTTATCTTGTTACATCAAAAGTAATGAGAGCTTCTTTTCATGGTGTTGGTCAAGGTAGAGAACGACTAATCTTTATTGCAGTTCGTAATGATATTGCAGATAAGATTGGTCTAAATGTTCTTACTGTATCTACATTGTTCCCTCCTACTTCACCCAAAGAAACTGTCATCTCTGATATTATTGACGGTGTGGAGAATGACCCTGAGGATGTAAATAGACTGACTGAACACATGTTGAACAGTAGTGTCTATCAAAGTGTGGTCAAGAAGATGCCAAAGAATCCCAAAAAGATTTTATCTGGTATGGACTATCATGAGAAGGGTCATTGTTTCAATACAAAGAGGGCATCATTCTTCAAAGCATCACCAACAATTACTGCGAGTGGTGGATTGATTCATTGGAATGAGGATAGAACTCTTACAGTTCAAGAACTCAAACGTATTCAATCACTTCCCGATGACTTCATCCTCACTGGTTCTCATTCACAACAATCTGAAAGGGTTGGTAGAATGGTCCCACCATTAATGATGAAGGCCATCGCAGAAAACATTTACAAAGAACTATTATCAAAACTATGAAAGACCAACCAATTACCGTAGAAGACTACAAAGAACACAGTCAAGAGTTCTTCGATAAGTATTTCTATGTTGCCAAAGAACTTGGTGAAGGTGCCAAGGCAGAAGACATTCTAAAAATTATGGAGTCTCTTGCTGGTGTTATTATGAAGAAACGAGTTGAAACTAAAGTGGGTCCATTTGGGTTTAATAAGAAGACTAACACACCAGATACGGAATAAATATTACAAAGAGTGAACTCATATGCTTTCTACTCAGTACAGACTCAAATTAGAATTCATCTGTAAATGTATTGCCAATGGCGAAGAAGTAAAACTAGATGATATGATCTGGGCAGAGAAACTTGCAAGGAGTCATACGACTGCTAGAGACTGGTTACAAAAGGCACGTCGTCAATCATCTCAGCAAATTGAAGAAGGTACTATGGATGATTTTATGAATAGATTAGGTTTGGGAGACCCGGACCCATCTAATCATAAAACGGGATTTAATGGTGCTGATGATATCAAGGACTGGTTTCAACAAGATAAACCATCAGACTGGCGCCAGAGGGATTAGTTTTTGGGGCAGTCAAGTGTAGAGGATGCGATTATTTACAGAGACAACTACAGAAAAAAATTGCAGGAGGCAACGTGACTAGAACTACTCGTAATTTACCTAACAGGTATCCTCTTCGTAATTTCAGCAATCATAATGAGAAATCTAAATTGTCAGAAATTCTCAATGATCCTGATGTTATGGAATTACCTATTGATAAATTATCTAGAATGAAAACTCGTTTAGGTAGAGGAGGTAGTTTACCTGATCCATGGGATGATTATGTGATCTCTGCTTATTATGAAATATTTGCAAAAAAAGGAAGCAACATGAATACTAAAAAGAACATGAACGATTTAATTTGTGAGGCAATATGAGACTATATTATGACACAATATGATTTTGGTGGACTTGAAAGACACCCGGTCAATATACTAAGATTGATTAGTGAGTTGGAAGGATCGTATCAACTTTGTAAATACCTGGGATTTGAGGATGACATGAACACTCTTGATGAAATGAAAAAACCTTACTATAAACTTTACTTTAAAACAAAAAGGGAGTACGATTCAAATGGATGACTTTAATGCACCAGGAAAATCAACTGAGATAACTCCTGAAGTCGCAGATATCATAGTACAAACCCAACTAGATAATGTAACAAAAATTCTTGGTGGTAAACTTTCTCATTACACTGTAACTGACAAAACTACAATACACAAAAAATACGTTATTGAATATGAACACAATCACAAAAACCGAAGTTGAAGTTGTTGTACCAGAAGGTGCAGAACTAGTTGATGATGTATTTTATGTCTGGACAACACGTTATGGTATGTTCTCCAGTATGACTAAAGGTGGTCGTAAAATGCTTACTGGAGCTGATAGAGAGAATGTAATCATTATGACACGTTGGCATCTAAAGTGTGAACAGGAAGGTACATTACATCTATACACTAGAGTTGTTGGTGGTTCTTCTGTAGGAGTTGATTTGTGAAGTTTGAACTCTCAATGGAGGATTATACTATTATCCTCAATGCACTTCATTATTATAAGAAGGTGGAGAAGTATCCTAACTTCGCACACTTTGATGAAGAACGTATCAATAAGTTGAGAGACACCATGGCTAAACAATTGGTATGGGACCAGTGACCACATTTTTAAATTACATAACTGCATTCTGGTCTGTAGTTGTTATGAATTGTGTTCAACCTACAAACTGGAAAGCATGTCTTCCAGTACATGAATGGTTGATACCAAGTATCAAAGAGGGTGTTGAGATTTATCTCGACCCCTCTTCTGTGTATTCATCTGAACGAGAATATCTAGAGAATATAAATAAAGATATAGAAAGTAATGATTAATCAGATGTCTTCATCAATGCGTAACTTTATGGAAGCGTATTCCGCTGTTCATAACAAAGAAGCGAAAGAAGAGTTTTACTCTCACAAGGATGAAATCAGTGAGATGGACTTCTCCTTGATTAACCAAACCGAGTTGGATGATATTGCCGAGGAAGTTCTTGAAGAACTTTTCGAAGAAGGTTATAGTGTAGAACAGTGTGAAGCAATTTTTGAAGAAGTTCTCACAGAAGCAAGAGTAACTTACGGTAGTGATACTGAATCACCAAGGGCAAAGAAAATGTCCGCAGTGAAGTCTTCACTGAAAGGTGCCATGGGTAAGGTAAAGGAGAAGGCTGCAAAGGGTGCAGTTAAATCTTACGGTGCATATAGAAGTGCAAAGCAGTCTGCAACTGATAAGGCAAACAGATTGAAGCAAAGTGCAAGTAATGCATCTGCAGTGACTGTACGTAGAGCCAAAGATGCCAAGGCTGGTATCAAGTCTGGTATCAAAGGAATGATTGGTAAAGCCGCGAAGAAAGTTGGTGCTGCTGCCAATAAGGTCTCCAATAGAATGAGTGAAGGTACTGTTAGAAAGGATATTGGTGATATCTACCAAGCCATCTATGAGAAGAAAGCTGCCAAAGATTATGATGGTGATGGTGAAGTAGAATTCAGTAATGATGAGTACTTTGGTTCAAGAGACAAGGCCATCAAGAAG